ATTTTTATGAAAATACTGAAGATGAATATTGTTTAATTGTTGAAGATGATGTAAGTTTTGATCTTGTAAAGTATTGGAATTTTACTTGGAATGATTTCTTTTCTCATGCTCCTCATGATTGGGATTGCTTACAATTAACCACAATCTGCACTGGCGATATTCATGTCAAACTCCATATTCGTTTTATTAATGATTTTTCTGCAGCAATTTATTTGATTACTCGTCACCATGCTGCTAAAATTATAAAGAATCATGTACGAGCAGAAAAATATAAACTTGATAATGGTGTAAAGCCAAGAGCAGTTTCTGAAGATGTTATTTTGGAATCTGGAAAAACTTATACTATTCCTTTATTTCTTTATAATTTGAATATGGAATCTACCATTCATCCAGAGCATGTTTCAATATTCCATAAAGCTCCTCATGATGCACTGTCAAATTTTTGGCAACAGAATGGAGCTAATATTGATATCAAAGATTATATGAATTATGATCCTTACTTGGGTAGGATAACTGAAAATTCTGCCGCACAACAAAGTGCTTGACAGGTCTTAAGATTTCCTATATAATGTTGTAATGTTTCGTAACAAAACAAAAATGACTGTAACGACTAATGATCGCGGGCAACAAAATATGTTTGCGCGTGAACCTAAGATGTACATCTCTGATGAAGATGCCATTAAGTATGGGATGATGACGCACAACGAACGCGCAGAACTTGCTAATGGAAAATTTGCGATGCTTGGATTTGTTGCTGCAATTGTATCTTATGCAACCACTGGACACCTCTTCTTTGGTGTGCTATGATGAGTGAAGCAATCTTTACTATCACTAGTATTGTCTTCTTTGTGCTTCTTGCACAGTCAATAAATCAACTTTCAGAAACTTACTAAGGAGAACAAAAATGAAATTCGGATTTACCCCTGAGGCAGAACTTCTTAATTCTCGCCTTGCTATGCTTGGATTTGTAATCGCAGTTGGAACCTATCTCACCACTGGTCAAATTATTCCTGGTATTTGGTAATCAACTGAACATAATCAAGCGCCTTTTTGAGGCGCTTTTTTTATAAATATCTCAGTGCAATTATAAAGAGGATTATGACTCTAGATCTTCATAACTTTTTCAAGTTTTATGATGAAAAGAAATCAGATCACGTAGCAGCAGTTCAATGGTTAGAAGATAACCTTCCTGCTGAATTCTTGGATGATTCTGAAACAGAGTGGATAGGAATTTTCAGAACAAAACCTCCAACTCCAGCAGTATTGGCGGTTCCTTATTTCAATCAAGTGGACAACTATAGAGATGCACAAAGAACCTGCAACTCTTCCTCGTGTGCTATGTGCCTTGCTTTCCTCAAACCAGGAAGCATCAAAGGTGATGATGAGTATGTTACGAAAGTATTTGCTATTGGTGATACAACTGACCACGCAGTTCAAACTCGTGTTCTACAAGGTTATGGTATTAAGTCACACTTTAGTTACAATCTTTCTTTCTCTGATATTGATAAGAGTTTGGATGCTGGGAAACCTGTTGTTATTGGTATCCTTCACAGGGGCTCTCTTTCTTCACCTACTGGTGGGCACATGTGTGTAGTCATCGGTAAGACTCCAGATGGTAAAGGATACTATGTCAATGATCCTTATGGTTCGTTGAACGACAACTATACTGGACCAGTAACAAACGGCAAGAAGACCGTTTATACCAAAGCAGTTCTTAAGCATCGTTGGTGCCCAGGTGGCAACGATGGTTGGGGCCGCATTTTCGCTTGATACATAAGGAGAAAACCAATGGCAAGAATCGATTTACACAACTTCTTTCAATTCTATGATGAAAGAAATCCTAATCACGTCAAAGCAGTTCAGTGGTTAGAAGACAATCTCCCAGTTAAGTATCTAGAAGATAACATTGATTGGGCAGAGATTTACAGAGGAAAAAAGACTAGTGCTGCACCAGCATCCACACCAACTGCTGCAGCTCCTGTAACTAGTGGTGATGATATGCCTATGACAGGTTTAAAACTCATTAAAGAGTTTGAAGGTTGTCATCTTAAAGCATATCCAGATCCTTTATCTGGTGGTCTTCCAATCACTATTGGTTGGGGAACTACCCGTAAGAAGGATGGATCACCATTCCATATGGGAGATACTATCACTCAACAGGAAGCAGATGAGTTATTGATTACTCAATGTAAGAACCAGTTTCTTCCATCACTTCGTAAGATCCCACATTGGGGCGAAATGTCTGACGGCAAAAGAGGAGCACTTCTTTCCTTTGCTTATAATCTTGGCGCTGGTTTTTATGGTGGTGATAACTTCAACACTATTACACGCACACTGAAGAATAAAGAATGGGACAAAGTTCCCGATGCTTTATACCTCTACCGTAATCCTGGATCTAATGTAGAAGCAGGACTTGCTCGTAGAAGAAAAGCAGAAGGTGAATCTTGGAAAAAAGGTTAACCTATCCCAACAACGACAATGCCCGACAACAAAAAGGAAAAATGTATGAGCACGATTATTAGAATTAGTGTTTTGAGTTGGAGTGCTGCTCTTCTAACTGCTAGTTATGCTGGTCTTCTTGCAAAGATGGACCCTACATTTATTGCTACAGTATTCACTGCTGCTGCAGCAACCTTTGGAGTTGATACCCTAAAGAAGGGAGATAAAGACGACGATGCCGATAAACCCACTAGAAGGGATCCCGAACCCGAGTTCATCATTGATCCCATCATTCCAGTCGAACCAACTGTCGCCGCCGAAGCAACCTCAGGTTGTGCAAACTGCGATCCAGGGGATAACCCCGACTATAGTAGATCAACTCCCGCCGCCTAAAGCGTCGGTTCCATTTACAAACGGTCTGGCACCTCCCATAGTGGATGTGCCAAGACCCAATATAAAATATCCTGTGATTAATGTACCTTCACAGGAAGAGTTTGATGCTGCCGTAAAAGCAGATAGAGAAAAAGAACAACAGCAGAAAGAAGAAAAGAAAAGGGAGCTGCCTGATGCTCCACCGATATTACCAGCAGTCAAAGTTCCTCAACAACAATCACAAGATAAATCTGAGACAACTACAACAACTACTCAACCGACCACAGGCAAACCTATATCAGCAGAGATCCAGGTGCCCATCCTAGGAGCGGTTCCAATCCCCACAAACAAAGAAGTGGCACTGGCAGGCACCACAGCGATGGCAGCGACCGCAGCTGCGCTTTTGGGTAAGTCCGCAGTAGATTTCCTATTGAAGTTCTTTAAACCAATAGCAACTCAAGTTTGGATTCGTAGTAAGAAACTTCTATCCAAAGATTTGACTGATTATGAGTTACAACTTTTCTTTGCTTTCGAAAAAGAAAAAGAATTAAAAGTAGTTGCTAAGAAACTTAAGAAAGAATTTAAAGTTGAGAAGCAACGTCAGTATAAATTATCAAACAAAAAGAAATAACTACTTCTTACGCTTTGCATCTAATTCAACAAAGTTTTTCTTTTTTGTACCACCATCATAAGGCCAAGCATATCCCTCAACAATCATTTGATCATTCAATGATGTCTCTTGATCGTTTACAAATAGATGTCCAATAATTCTTCCATACTTCTCTGTACTATCAGGAAGTTCAGTTTTAATCAAAATGTCCTTAGCATTTTCTACTTTATATTTAAGCCATTCTTTAGATTGGAGACCATATTTCTTTTCATTCGCATCAGTTGTCCTGCTCTCTGGGGTATCGACACCAGCAAGACGAATTCGCTTAGTAAGGGAGATATCAAAACCAAGATCAATGTCAGCATCAATAGTGTCGCCATCTACTACCTTTGTGATTTCTTTGATACGATAGATGTATGGATCTTTTAAGGACATCAGAACGGGAATTTAAACTTCCCAGTATTTAGTTTAGGAATAGGTAATTTTTCAAATGCTTTATTTACCTGCTCTTCCACAACTCTATCAATAACCTTATCTACTACTTGACTGACATACTTCTCTGGGTTGTTCAAAACTTGTTCTGCTTTCTTGTAGGTTACATATGCACCTACACAAAGAGCACCACTGAGAA